GTTATTTTATCATAAGCTTCCCATTTATCATTCTCTTCATCATAAAGATAAATATTATCTGAATCTCTTTTTACTTTATAATTTTTGTTATGTACCGAAAAATCTATTAATACTGTAACATCTAAAAAAGGCCAGTCTTCTTCAAACCTTATGTCACATCCCAACCCCCAAAAGAGGCAACCTAGTAAAGTCGATTTCCCTATAGTATTATTATTGGAGGTTATTAGAGTTCTTGGATATATTTTTAAGACTCGACCTGATTTTTCTTTTTGAGATACTATTATTATTCTCTGAAATTGAAAAGAGTTGCTTGTATTTTTCATTTCTCAAATTCCTTATTAAAATTTTGAAGTTAATTTCATTTGCATTATTGGAATTGCTCATAGGCTTTATTTAATACCTCATAGGTTGCTACAATTTTCATGCGATTAAATTCCTTTAGCTGAACACTTTGGTTAATTATAACATCAAGCTTATTTATTTCTAGTTGAATTGAATTTAGATCATCTAAATCTAGGTTGGATGATATTATTTTTCTGATATTATTTAAATAATTTAGAATTTCTGGTGATCTGTTAACTAGTAAATAAGTATGATATTCATTAATTAAGTTTATCTTTATTGGTGTTAAGAGTGTATTTGTAGATGTTTTATCTATATAAATCTCTAGAAAATTCTTAAAAGTTTCAGAGAGGTCGATTGCAATATTCATGGCTATAATTTTTTTTACTTCTTCGCTTTGAAGTCCACGTTTTTTTACACATTCATCCCATTTTTCATAAGGGATTTTAAACTCATACTTAAGTTTTAAATCATCCCAAAGTGCTCTATAAATACTAGGGATGTTAGATTTTATTTCACCATATTTTTCTTCAATGAACTCTAATATTTTACCTTTAGCTGTAGTTTGTGAGGACTGAAATGGAAGATTTGACTTCTGGAAACATAAAATATTTTGATATATCGGGTCAACTTCTTTAAGTTCTTTTTGAAGATTATCTAAAATTTTAGAAACTTCATCTTTTTCTAATTTTGAAAAAAATTTTTTTTCACCAGAAATTTTAATTTTCTCTTTGAAGTTAATATCACTTATTGTTAATAAACATAATTTTTTTACATTGTTTTTAAATATTTTATTCTCAACCCCAAGAATCATTTTACCTAAGATTGAGTTTCCTCCAGTTTCGAAGTTACATAAATTATCTAATGTGAAGTTTTTTTCAGTTGTTTTTATTTGGTAAAATTCAAATTCAATATTTTCATTTAAATTAGCTGAATTAGAGCAAATTATATCCTCATGATATTCTACAAATATCACAAAATCTTCTTCATTTATCAATCGCTCTAATAAATAGGTTATAGCCCAGTCAGCTTGATAGTTGAATCTTAGTTGTGTATCTAATCCACTATTTTCTCTTTCTTTTTCATTTAGAATATTTTTTTCATTCATTTTTTTACCTTTTACTACTCTATTTAAAAATTAGAGAAAATCACACCTTTTAAGGAGACTTTATAAAGATCCCTATATTTTAATTTATTTGATTAACAATTATTTTAAGTGCCTTAATTAAGTCGGAAGTCAGTTTTCCATTAGACTCAAGAGAATTTAATGTTCTAATTAGGCTCAGATATTCTTCCTCGTGCGTATTAGAAAAAGAATCTTTGAAATTGTTAGATGATAAAACCTCTCTTTCTTCTTCATGTGATACATCTAACCATCCATGTGGTTTTCCAAACGCTTCTTCAATTTCCCGAGCTACTTTATTGCCAATTCCTTTGATTGGAGCAGTACCTGCAAACTGGCTAGTTTGTGACTGACCTTTATTTATTTTATTAGCAAAGTTAGAAACACCACCAACTTGTTCAACTAAGATACGAGTGTTGTTATATCTAATTGTTTTGCTGTCCATAAATTAACTCAACTTTTAGCAATATTCGCTATCTAAAACACCTGACAGGTAGTTTTTTAAAAAAAAGATTACCTATTAGGTATGATTTTACTTTTATCACCTTAAAGGTAAACAAGAAAAAAGGTTGTATTTACATTACCTAAAAGGTAATATTTGGGTTGATTAAAGAGGATCAATCTATGCGATTTCGTGATTTCATTTTAAAAATGACTCCTGAAGAACTAGAGAAATACGCAAAAGCTTCTGGTACAACAAGTGGTTATCTAAAGACACATCTTTTATATGGGTATAAAGAACCACGTAGAAAGCTTCGTAATGCTTTAGTTAAGGCAAGTAACGGAATGGTTTCAGAACAGGAAGTCTTGCAACACTTTGGGTTATATCCTGTCCAAACTCTACATACCAAAATGGTAATGAAGTAATCATCTAATAAAAACGTTCAAAGGAACTCGATATGAACATATTAGATGCTGCTTATAACACTGTGCATGACTACAAAGGCGGGGCATCGGCACTTGCTCCACGTATGGGCATAAAAAGTCCCGCCGTACTCAACAGCAAAGTCAATCCAAACACAGACACCCATCACTTGACGCTACTTGAAGCATCAAAACTGATGGCACTTACCAACGACTACCGAATACTGCAAAGCTTCAATGCCCAACACGGCAAAGTGGCAATCAACCTGCCTGACATACCTGAAAGCCGAGACACCGCATTAACCGATCTCGTCCTTAGCTTTGGGATGAAAGGCGGAAACGTCTACACGCTATTTAAAGAAATGATGGCAGATGGACGCATCACACGCGGGGAAGCCTTAGACATGTCTAAGGTGATCCACCGACTCCACGAAATACTGGCAGAACTCGATACGCAGATCCACCAGTGCGTAGACGACAAGAGGTAAACCCCATGAGCTTAGATGCAACCAAATCGGCATGGGATGTTCAATTCCATGAACAAACAAGCGGCAGTTTAAAAGTACTGAAAAAGAATGCGACAAAAAATGATGGGCTTTACAAACGAAAAAAGCCTGATCGTCGTCATCAGGCTTTTAGTGTTCATACATCGGAGAGATCTAAGAACATCACGACTATATCAAAACGAATCAATCGCAACAATACGATGATGAAAATTCATCACGTAGCAGAAAAATCGGATGGTTCTAAAAATGGGAAAAGGTCTGATTATCGGTTGGTAATCAGACCTTTAGTGTTCATAAACATTCGGAAATCTAAGAACAAAACAAATTTATCAAATTTCATAAATGAGAACAATAACTATTTATTACTTTGTGATTTATTCATTTCTATAAAGCAAAAGATCACTTTTGATTTTAGAAAATTAACCCGTATTTACCCTGAAAAATTCATCATGTTTGGGCAATTAATTCAAATTGCTAAGGGCGGTGGCAAATGAGCTTAGATGCAACCATTTGGGCGTTTAAGGCTGCGGTCAAAACATCAAGCCAAAGACTCGTCTTGCTTGCCTTAGCTGATCGAGCAGGAGACGAACACAAATGCTACCCAAGCCTAAAACGCTTGGAGAAAGACACCGTACTCAACCGTAAAACCATCATTAAAGTTTTAGATGAACTTGAAGAAGGGGCTTTCATTAAATTTACGGGTAAAACGACAGGTAATGGAGTCAAAATTTATCAACTGATAGGAGTTGTTGGCAGAGAAGATGATGAGCCAACCAGTACCAAAAATACCACTAGTACCAAAAACGGAACTAGTTCCAATTTAGGTACGGGTTCCAAAAACGGTACTAGTACCAATATTGGCACTGCCAGTAGTACCAAAAACGGTACTGCAACCAGTACCAATATTGGGACACAGAACCTCCCAATGAATCTATCAATAGAATCTAAAAATAAAAAAACGTGGCTTTGCTTGAAAAAACTTCGTGAGGAATTAGCACAAGCTGAACCTGAGCAGAATCCAGATGAGCTGATTCAAGCCAGTTGGTTTGAACGAGAGCAAAACGCATTTGAACGATTCAACGAAAGCAAGAACCTCTGCGATGAACTCATGGTCTATCACTTCGCTGATTGGTTGCTGAATGCGAGATTGAAATACGAAAGTCGAGAACAAGCCCAAGTTCCGAAAACTGTGGCGCAGGTTCGAGTCCCGCTGAGCGCATCAAACGGGCTGACTGACAAACAGATCAACAGCTTCGCTCAAAAACTTTCCCATCATCCCGAAGTGGCAAGCACGTTTGGTGTACCTGGTGAGAGCTATGAACAACTTGCAGCACGTATCGCCATCAAACTGAGCGATCCTGAGCAATTTGATTGCTGGCTACCGTTTCTCAAACAAGTTGGGTTTCAAGATTCGAAAAAGGGGGCGGCATGAGACCTCACGGTGCGACACACATCGAAAACGATGGGACATTTTGGCAAAACCACAACGGCACATGGTCTTACTGGAGTGACGTGTTTGGTTGGTGTGGATATATCGGTTTGGTAAATCAAATGTTTTTGAATAACAAAAATGAGTTAGGGGCGATGTGAGTATGAAAATCTTAATCGGGATTGATACTGGTGTGAATACAGGATTCGCTGTAGCTGCTGACCGAGGCAACGGCGGAGAGCTTGAACAGGTGGAAAGCCTATCCATCACACAAGCCATGACCAAAGTGGAAAAGCACATTGAAACATGGGGAGTCCAAAACGTTTGCTTGTATATTGAAGATGCTAGAAAGCGTACATGGTTTACAGGTGGACTAGAAAAAGCTCAAGGCGTTGGATCTGTAAAACGAGACGCTCAGATTTGGGAAGACTGGTGCAAAGAGCAGGGTTACACCTACAAGATGATTCACCCAGCAGCCAATGCCACCAAAAAGAAGGCTACTGACTTTTTCCGAATGACGGGTTGGAAAGGTCGAACCAATGAACATGCGCGTGATGCAGCCATGTTGGTATTTAAACGATTTGCGAAGTTTTGAGGAAAAGAGAATGAATGCTGTAGTAGTAAACCAACATATCTTGCAAAGTGTAGATTGGACTCGATTTGATTTGGAAGGCTGGCTCTACCAGTTCGGTGCGTGGATGTTATCTGCAATGGGTACATGTGGTCGTATTGTTAATCCGATTGCTATAGCGATGGACAGTGCAGCCAAAGCAAGAAAATATAAGAAGCTCTCTAAAAAGGAACAGCAACAGATCATTGTTGATTATCTCGCAGGGGACTTTGAACCACCTAAAATCAAGAACAGCCGTATAAGCTGTCAAATCAATGACAATGAAGCTCGCGCCGTACAACGTTTGATATTAGATATGTTCGGTCAGTCTGAGATCATGGATGATTGGATGGATGCAATCATCGATCGTTACTTTTATGGCAACTCATGGGCTGAGATGGTGACAGTTGAACGCAGTCAGATGGATGCACGTATGGATGTTAAATGTGGCTTGGCTGCGTTGCATTGTCGGTATGGGTTTATTGGGTATTGTTGCAAATTATTGTAAATTGATACCTATATATTGAAAAATAGCGTAAAATTCACCTTATAGGTAAGTAAATTTAAATACTTACCATTTTTTATATCTATTATTTTTATTGGGTTAAAAATATGGCTCAAGTTGTTGAAGTTGCAAAATATATCACTGAAACTATGGGTGAAATTTCTGCAATGAAATTACAAAAATTAATGTATTATTCGCAAGCTTGGCATATGGCTTGGGATGACAATGAGTTATTCGAAGAAGATTTTGAAGCTTGGGCCAATGGTCCGGTTCTTCCGTGTTTATATCAAATTCATAAAGGTAAGTTTAAAGTATCAGCAAGTTTATTTAGAAATGCTGACTCTAGTAATATTAGCACTGATGAAAAAGAGTCGATAGATGAAGTTTTAAGTTACTACGGGGAAAAAAGTGCCCAATGGTTAAGTAGTTTAACTCATAAAGAAGACCCTTGGTTAAATGCTCGAGGTGATTGTTCACCAGGTGATAGATGTAGCAACATCATCACAAAAGCATCTATGCATGAATACTATTCTTCATTGTGATTATGCAATGGGTAATAAACGTGAAAAAAGGTTGCTAAAACAACAACAGAAAATTGATGAGCAACAACAAAAAAATGTTCGAATTCTAAATACTTTAACACTAGAAAAAACTCCTATTGTTGAAAAAAACGTGGAAGAAAATAGAACTCCAAATCTTGCGCCACATTTACTACGACAATTAGAGGAGGAAAAGAAAAAAATTCCTTCGACTACATTGAATTTGAGTAGATTCTCACAAAAAGTTACTTGGTGTAAAACTAATGCTGATACAAAGGGATCTTGGTCATGGGGGGAAGCGCGTGAATGGGATGACAACGAATGGAAAGTTGATATAGAGCCTAAGCTTACAGATTTTTCACAATTAACATGGAAAGAAGTAGATAGCCATTCTTCTGAAAGTGGTCATAAAATGCATCATGGACATGAATTAGGCGATCTGCATGATGAAGCCCAAGAAAGATGGTTACTAGAGTTGGAACTTGATGAATTTTCGGATGAAATTTTTAGGTTTAGATTAGGTGCTACACAAAGAGCATGGGGTTATATTGTTCAAGCACATTTTTTTTTAATATGGTTTGAAAGAAAGCATATAATTTATAAAGTTGAGAAAAAATAAAAGCACCTCACGGTGCTTTTTTAATCCCTAAAACTTTCACTTCTAGGAATAGAGTACCAATAGCGGATTTTCTCGCCGTTATTTAGCGTTTCAATGTTAATTAATTCATATTGAGGATTCTCATAGAAGAATTCAGAAATGAGCTTTTCACATTTTATTTGCCTTTCCATCAGTGGTTCATTTTCATAATCTTCAATACAATTAAGATCATTAAAATAAATAGAACGACCTGATTTTCCTTCAAATTTTGATTTTAATCCGAGTTCCATCAATTCGATCATTGCTGTATTGAGTGATAAATTATTTTGCTCAGCATAATTCATTAATGACTCATATTGATCTTGCGGCATACGAATTTGTGTACGTTTCCAATCATCTTGGGTGACAGCTCGTCCCGTCTTATTATCAACCATTACATGCGCTCATTAACTGCGTTTGACAAGATAATAACACTATGAAATACTAAACTCAATGACAAGATAATGATGTCATAATTGATCAATATTTATAAAAAAGCCCCTGAATCTTGGCGGACTAGGGGCTTCTATCTAATCCCTGCGAGGAGATAAGACATGAATAGTCTATCATTTAACGCTATACAATTTCACCCAATACAACAAAACGATGACCAAATTTGGATTACATCATCTGAATTAGCTCATGCATTAGGTTATAAACATAGTGATTCCGTAACGCGAATCTATAATCGAAACTTTGATGAATTCACCACAGACATGACGCAAGTTATTGATAATTGCCAGACGGTCAATTTGACCGTACGGATTTTTTCATTAAGAGGGGCACATCTGATTGCCATGTTTGCTCGTACTCCAGTTGCTAAAGAATTTAGAAAGTGGGTGTTAGATATTCTAGAAAAAGAAAGCAAACCAAAAGCTTTGTCAGATATACGAGATCGTATACCGCTAGCAGAAGCAGTGGGGATTTTAGTCAGTAAATCTAACTTCAATACAGTTGAAGTTTATAAAATGATTAATCAACGCTTTGATGTGAACAAAGTTGATGAGATTCCACAGGATGTTTTACCATTCGCCGTTGAGTATGTGCATAACCTAACTGCGGTAGTCGCACGAAGTAATGAACTACAACGCCAAGACCAACATGCTGTGCAACAATTAGTAGAAGCCATCATCCAGCAAAATTTTAAAATGATGGGTGTTTGGAATGCATTGAGATATTTAAACCCAAACGATTTCTTTACTTACTCAGGCTTAATCGTTCGCTCTAATCAGCTTGCTCTAAAACTAAGTAAACGATACAACTTGAAAGGGGAAAACGGCGAACCACTGGTCAGCCAAAATTTCAGACAGGTTTCTTTTTCTAACGGTGAGTTGATGGAGACAAACCCCAATTGGTTTAATGCCCCTGCGTAGGTATATCAATAGGAGATGAGTATGTTATTAAAATTGAATCATCTCCTATAATTTAGATATTATTAAACAGATGTAAAATTCTCAGACCAAGGAATAAAGAGAATTATGTATAACCAAGAAAATATAGAACATTTGCTAAATAGATCACATCAACTTGAAATTGAACTTATATCACCTTCCATTGATCTTAATTTATATGATGATTCACAAAGACTTTTAGCTGTAGCAAGCTTAGCAATGCTATCAGTAGAACATTCAGCAGGTGTTCGATACTTATTTAAAACGAAATGCCTTGCTTCTGCTTTTGCTTTATTTCGATTGCAATATGAGGCTTTGGTTAAAAGTTTATGGGTGTTCTATATATCAAAAGATGAGGATATTGATTCGATAGTAGGAGAGTTGGAAGAAGCGAGAATTACTAAAAATAAAAAAGTTTTTCCGTCTATATCAAAAATGCTCGAGCAACTTTTATCTGCTAATACGCCTGCACATAGTCATGTATTATCTTTGGTAGAATTGAAGGATTATTCTTGGGATGCCATGAATTCATTTGTGCATTCAGGTTTGCATGCTGTTCGAAGAAACATTACTGGTTATCCGACAGAATTAATCTATACCATTATTAAGCAGTCGAATAATTTACTGTATTTGTCTGCTTATTTGAAAGCAGTTATTACAGGTGATCCGAATGCAATTAATGGAGTATCAATTGCGAGACAGAGGTATATGTCTTGCTTTCAATTAGCTGCTTGACCCTGTACAAAGGTTATGGCATATTTCTGATATAGTGAGCGAAGTTATATTAATTCACTAAGTTTTTAAAAGCTCATCATCATGGTGGGTTTTTTATTGACTGAAATATTATTGAAAACTTATAGCTGTATTTTCTCTCAATTAATCAAATATAGAACATTCAAATGAATAAACTTAAATTAATGTTGTTGTTGATCCCTTCAGCTTTCACTCTTACTGGTTGCTTACAAATGCTATCACCCACTGTTGGTGATTTTGGTTCAGGCGTATATCAGATTAACACTCAAAGTAATGCATTCGGTTCAAATAAAGCGATGAGAGCAAAGCTTGTTAAAAAAGCAGATGAACTTTGTAAAGGTAAAGGCTTCGATGAATTAGATGGCAACAACAATATTATCAGTAATTCAACAGCTTATACTAATGGCATGATTATTCCTGTCAGTACAAAAGCTTCATACATGAAAATTAAGTGTAAAGATTAAATTAGCTTATCTGAATAATTTTCTTTTTTTGAACAGATTACGGCGCATGAAGCCCTGCCAACACACTAGTTATTGGCGGGGCTTTATATTTTAGTAATACTTAAGATGTATATTTTCTTTTCTAATTATAAGTGTATAGTTTTAAAGTATATTTCATAATTATTAGATGATCGTTATGGCTAAGGTAAGTAAGTGTTTAGTTAAACCATATTTAAGAGAAAATGATCATCCATTTGTTACTTTAACAACATTTATAAATTATGTTAGCAATAATAAAAATTGGTCTAAGGAAAAAATTCGATCAATTGTGAATGAAGCTAAGTCTAAAGATAGGCATCATTTATATGTAACTTTAAAGTCTTATATGGACGAAGAGTAATAGATATTTTATTAAAGTTGTATAAAATTGAGGAATTCCTTTATTTTGTATTGGACATACAGACTTGATGAATAAAACACTAATATTTTTTACCTGCTTAGCAGTTGCAGGATCAGCATATAGTGATAATGATTTTTTCGAAAAAAAACCTTCAATCCTAATTGCAAAAGATGAAGCAATTCTAAAAAAGAATAATGGAAATGAGCATGTTGATTTTTTTGAGTTATCAAATCAACTAAAAATAAAATGGGCTAATCAAAACTATAATTATATGACTCATAGATCTAAAGATCTATTTCAAACATCCGGTATGAGTGCTTATGATAAAGCTCAATATACTGCCCAAAATAAGTCTTTAGATAATAAAGTTTATTCGAAGCTCATTGAGACTAAAACCGATAAAAGAGTAATTTCACAAGAAGAATATCAACAGCAAATGGAGCAACGAAGAAAAAGGGAAATAGATGATAGAGATTTACTATACTTATTGGACAAGTGATATCAGAAAATAAGTAATCATTCTGAATGTAACAATCTTAATAAATGAAATAATCTAGTAGTAATGATTTTAAAGAATTTTCCCACTTCGGTGGGTTTTTTATTGGGAAAAATCTATGAATGAAGTCGGATTTGTTATTCAGCAACGCCCATATCCTCCAGAATGGATTTTTGCCTTAGACACACCAAACTTTGCACCAGCACCAGAGTTATGGCGATGGATAAAATCTATTTTTCTTAATCCCGAACATAAGCTATTCAACCCTGATCATGCACATTTAGGAGCTTTCCACTATCCGCAGATCGCCGTGATGTGGGCAAAAGGGGGATTTAAAAAACAAGGTCGCTTTGTGGTTGGCCAAGCTGAAAAGATCATGATCAATGCTGGGGGGTGGAAGAAAGAACGTCAGGAAGAACAGTTTTATCAATGGTTCAATGATCTGCCTGATTACTTAATCACGATTGATGCAACCTATGCACAGCAAGCTAATGATATTGATTTCTGTGCTTTGATCGAACACGAGCTTTATCACATCGCACATAAGAAAGATGAATGGGGCATCCCATCCTATAACCGTGAAACGGGTAAACCTAAGTTGACGATACAAGGTCATGATGTTGAAGAGTTCACGGGCGTTGTTCGCCGTTATGGAGCAAATCAGGAAGTTCAAGAAATGGTCAATGCTGCAAATCAACGTCCAACGGTAGCAAAAGCTGATGTTTATCATGCCTGTGGAACTTGCTTTCTTAGAGTGGTTTAAATTTTTTTGCCATTCTTCTTGGATGTACTTGGATGGAATGGTGGAAATGGCACGTATTACCAAAAAGGTGAAACTGTTCATCGTTAGGATGCTTGCTGAGTTTGAAACACCAACCCAAACATCCAAAACAGTTAGAGATATTTTTAAAGTTGATGTAACCCCACAACAATGTGAAGCCTATGACCCTACCAAAAGAACTGGTCAGGATTTAAGTCAGGAGTTGCGTGATAAATTCTTTGAGTATCGCCGTATAGCAAACCAAGAACTTGAAGCTATTCCAATTGCCAACATGCGCTATCGACTTCAGCTTCTACAGGGTTTAGTTGATAAATATCCAGACAATCCAGTTTTGATTCCGAAATGGGCGGAGCAAGCAGCCAAAGAAATGGGTGGCTTATACACCAATAGGCAAGAGATAACGGGTGCAAACGGCGGGCCTGTAGAAACTGTTCAAACGCAGACCACGGTTGAAGATTATCTTAAGGCAAGGGAAAAGGCGTTAGATGAGTATTGAGGATGATCGCAAGTTAGCAATACAGATCGAAGCACAACAAGATCTCTATTTCTTTTCGCGATATATGTTCAAAGAACGCCGTAAGTATAAATGGCGGCATAACTGGCATCACAGGGTAGTTTGTGATGCATTAATGAAAGTCTTTAACGGCGAAATTAAACGCCTGATAATTAATATCCCGCCTAGGTACTCAAAAACAGAACTTGCTGTGATTAATTTTATGGCTTGGTGTTTTGGGAAAGTGCCTGATAGTGAATTTATTCATATCAGCTACTCAGCAACCTTAGCTGCTAATAATGCCTTTCAAACTCGGAATTTAGTGCAGGAAACGGCGTTTAAGAACGTATTTCCTGATTTTGTATTGCGTGATGACAGCAAGGCTAAGGATGATTGGCGCACCAAAGCAGGCGGCGTTTGTTATGCCCAAGGTACTGGCGGAACGATTACAGGTTTCGGTGCAGGTAAGATTCGTGAAAGTTTCGGTGGTGCAATTATTATTGATGACCCACACAAAGCCAGCGAAGCCAAATCTAAAACCATACGTGAGGGTGTTATTGAGTGGTTTCAAAATACACTTGAATCACGTACCAACTCCCCAGAGACCCCAATTATTGTCATCATGCAAAGATTACATGAAGAAGATCTGGCAGGGTGGCTATTAGACGGCGGCAATAGTGAGGAATGGGAACATATCTGCTTATCAGCTATTCAGCCAGACGGCACAGCATTATGGCCAGAGAAGCACACTATTGAACGTTTGCGTATCATGGAAGAAACATCGCCATATGTTTTCTCAGGACAGTATCTACAACGACCATCACCGCCAGCAGGCGGTTTTTTTAAGCCTGATAAAATTGAGATTGTTGATGCTTTACCTACAAATCTCATCAAAGAATGCCGTGCATGGGATTTAGCCGCTACTGAGAATGAGGGTGACTACACAGCAGGCCCTAAACTGGCGAAAGCCAAAGACAACACGATCTATATTACTGATATGGTGCGTGGACGCTGGGGTCCTGATGGAGTTGAGAATACGATCATCCAAACAGCTCAACTAGATGGCAAGGGAGTTTTCATCCGTTTACCGCAAGATCCTGGTCAAGCAGGTAAATCACAGGCGAAAAACTTTGTTGGTAAATTATCAGGATTCAAAGTTAAGGCCGAGCCAGTCTCAGGAGATAAGATCACAAGAGCGCAACCATTTGCCGCTCAGGTCAATGTAGGGAATGTGAAAATGCTTCGGGGTGACTGGAACAAAGCACTGATTGAAGAATTAAGAAACTTCCCTAATGCAAAACATGATGATCAGGTGGATGGGTGCAGTGATGCATTCAATGATCTCAATGAGTCAAGACAATCTAAAAAGCCTGCAACAGCAGGAAGTCGAACATTTTAACTAAGGTACCAACATGGCAAAGTCTAAAATTAAGGACAAAGCGTCTAAAAAGGCTTTGTCTAATGGATCTTTATATTCTCAAGAAGCGGTTAGTCAATTTTATAAATTTAGTAAGCAAATTGATTTAGATGAGACTTTACGAAAAGCAGGGATTAAACGCCACCGTTTGGCCATACTTCTTGATGATGATGAAATTTCGCAAGCGGTCGAAACACGAGTAGATGCATTATTGGCTACGCCGTGTCGATTTGAGCCAAGTGATACACCAGAAGCCATTTTATTAATGCAGGAGATTAAGGAGTGGTTTGCTGAGATTGCTTCGGGTGCAGTTAATGCTTTGCTATTTGGCTATTCAGTTTTAGAAGCTGTCTATGATCAGTCTGATGATGGTCAAATAGTTTTGGATTGGATCGGGGAAAAGCCGATGGAATGGTTTGAACCTAAAAATGATGGCCGTTTGATCTATCGTCAGGATGGAGCGGGTAAAGAATCTGAAGTTGATCAGATCTTTAAATTCTTTCTGACACGGCGCAAAGCAACCTATAAGCAGCCTTATGGCCAAGCGTTACTCACAGTTGTTTATTGGTTAGATTTTTTCAGAAAAAATGGCTTCAAGTTTTGGGCAAAGTTTTTAGAGCGTTTTGGTACTCCTATACTTCTAGGTAAGTGTAAAGAGTCTGAAACTGATGCTATGAATCAAGCACTGTTAAATGCTCATGCTCAAAGCGTCATTTCGATTGACGCTGAAGATGATGTACAAATTTTATCTGCTGCGTCATCGGGTAATGCAGGCACGTCATTCGAGACCTTTAACAATACGATCATACGTCAAATTCAAAAGGTAATTTTAGGGCAAACCCTCACAAGTGGAACTGATGGCACAGGGAGCCGTGCATTGGGTGAAGTCCATGACAATGTGCGCAAAGATAAACTGAATGCGGATATTCGATTAGTTACACCCACATTTCAGGCTATTGTTGATGCGTTGTGTGACTTAAATGGTTGGGCTAAGCATGAAATTATCTTGGGTGAGAAGTCTAAGCAGCTCAATAAAGATCAGGCTGAGCGTGACGTAAAGCTTAAAGATGCAGGTGCGGTATTTACCACACAATATTTTATTCGAGAGTATGGATTGCAAGAGGGAGACTTAGCCGAGAATCTGCCAAGTCAAACACCACAACCGCAATTTAAAGTGTTGCCTAAGCGTCCATTTAGTTTTGCCGCATCGGTTAAGAAATTCTCACCAGACCAGCAAGAAATTGAAGAGCTTACGGATGAGCAAGGATCCATTCAATTACTAAACCAAGCTCAAGTAAACGAGCTGGTTCAAAAGAGTGATTCACCACAGGAATTGGCTTTTAATTTGATGCAATTAATGCCTGGTGCAAGTGAATCTACTTTTACAGCTAATTTGGATCAGGCTTTATATGCTGCGGATATTTATGGGTATGTGTCGGCTAAAGGAGGGAAGTGATGCAGCCTCTTACTTTTCTTGAAGCGATTCAATTTGCTGTAAGCCGTAAAATCGTATTGCCCGATGAGTTTTATAAACTTGATTTAAATACAAGACAGATGGCTACAACAGTGAGCTTTCTTTCTGGTATTGAGCAAATCGAGACTGTCATTAAGTCTGTGAATCAGGTTCTCATTGATGGTGGCACGTTCAATGACTTTAAAGAATTGGTTGAGGAAAATGAAATCATCTTGAGTGAGCCTTATCTCAAGAATGTTTTTAGAACCAATATTCAGACGGCGTATGGCCACGGTCGATGGCAACAGCAGCAACGTAATAAGGCTAAACGTCCTTATTTAATGTATGTCGCGATTAATGATAGCCGTGTCCGACCATCACATTTGGCACTAAACCGCATTATTAGACACATAGATGATCCATTTTGGTTGAAATACTATGCGCCGTGGGATTTTATGTGTCGATGTACGATCATCGCTCTAACCGAAGAACAAGCGCTTAAGTATGGGATTACAGCCGATGAGGATCTCCCAGTTATTGCAGATAATAATGGATGGTCCACAAGTCCACTGACATTTGGGGAAATGCAATCGGTCGTAGATAGCAAGATCGCCAATTCAATTTTGGATAAAGAATATTTGCTTAGTCTAAAGCAAAATATCGTGGCCGAATGGAAAGCGAGTCAAAAGCTATCAAGCCTGTTATCACCGATGGATGATAAAAGCAGAGATCTATTTCAGACGATAGCAGATACTGTTATTCCATTAGATCCAACGATCAGACCAAGTGCAGTTAAAACTTTTTTAGATTACGTTCAGGGCAATGATGCTGCATTGACAACCTACCTAAAGAACAAGCCAATCAGTTTGGCTGAAGAGGTGTTACATCGTTGGGTTAAAGAGGACATGGCACAAATTAAAGCAGTGGCCAGTAACGTTTCAACGGCGGTAATTGGATCTGCAACATTGAATCAGGTCGCAGCTTTACAAGTTGGGCAAACATTAAAGCTTGATTCGCCGTTATTGGTGGCGGGTCAAGGGTCAGATGTGGTGATTCAAATCGAAAATGCAAAAGGTTTGGGGATTGATTTAAACAAACTCAATGCAGGTCAAGGAGTTTTATTTGAGATTGGGCTTTCATTTGAAGTTGTCTCTATTGAAACAAATCGAGGGCAATTAATATACACATTAAAGGCTTTGACACACTAACCGAAATTACTCAACAAACCGTAAGACGCCTTGATCTTTAATTGGATCAGGGCATTTTGCTTTTATAAATAGCAAAAAGCCAAGAATTCGCAGTTCTTGGCTTTTTTGTTTCCAACCCTTAACGACAATAAGGATCAGAACATTGAGTAAAGATAACAAATTTTCATTTAGGTTTCTAGGAGCGACGATGGAAGCTATGAATTTAAAGCCTGAGAGTTTTATCAAAATATTTTGGCATATTGCCCTAATTATAGGGTTTATTATGATTGTGAAGTTTTTGATTCGTGTGGCAAGTTTTTATATTGGTTTAGCTTGATAGGTTATTGGTATTTATGCAATATTTGCTTCAAATCACAATATGTATTTTAAAGATGAAGCAAAAAGATCTATTTAATGAACTTATTTTGGAATTAGTTAAATGTAATTTTCAAGAAAAAATGGATTTTCAAAACGACTTTGGTGGAATGCAAACTTCGGATAGTGGTCAACCTATTTTCTTAAGTAAGAAGGCCGCAACCTTTATTAATACTTTTTCTCAAGTCTTGTATGACAATTTTAGACAAAAGGAAAAAATTGATTATCAGGTATTTAATCAAGTTGTCACTAAAAAAATAGCTAATTATGTAACCGCTAATGACTTTGATATAGAAACTATTGAAGGAAATAGAAAAAATTTACAAGATTGTATTGAGAAAGAATTTGAGGATATTGAAAACACCAAAATTATTCATCATTTCCCAGCAGCGACTTTAAACTTAAATATTGAGAAATCAATTATTCTCGGTTGTGTTCATATACATAGTATAAAGAATTGGCTTGAAACTGTAGATTTTTCATCTAAAACTAAGCAATGGTATAAAAGCAAGAATAATAATGAGCTATGGAAGAATGATGTTCTTAATTGTTTAGAAAAGAGTTTAGCTGAAAATGAAATTGATGGACTTGCAGAAGCTGTTTATCACACGGTGAAGAATTCTAACTCTATCATTTCTGTTGAAATAAGTGGTTATGAGAAGAAACTTTCTGAAAAATTTGCTCGGCAGGTATGTAAGACATCATTGGATATGTTGTCATTAATTTTAGCAGACCAGCGAGTTTTTTATAATAATGTACTTCAATTAGAACGATTACCATCTTTGAGATATGGTGAGTTTACAGAAAAAAATGGTTTTTTAAATTTACCATCTTCGGGAATCAGTAAAGCATTTCTTCCCCCTCTGGAGGATAAAGATTATGAACATATTAAGAGTTTGATTGAAAGGATGTTAAATCCTTATTCATTTATTATTAATGGATTAGTACATCCAACTACTGTTAATTGTCCTAATTTAGTAAGTAAATGGGTATTTGCATTAAATTGGTATGCTGAAGGTATGCGTGAATCAAATGATGCTATTGCCGTAGCAAAATTAGCTAGCTGCTTAGATACATTAAGCTCTAGTGGAAAACTTGCTGGAATTAAACAAGTGCTATGTAATGTCTATGAATGCGAGGATGATCATATTCTTTTTGGTGAAAAAGAATTGAATCCAATTACGATTCATAATTTTGTCAAAAGATTTTATGATGATGGACGATCTAGGATTTTACACGGCACATTAGAAAGCATGTTAGAGTCATTTGAGGCTGATAGAAATAGGTTGGCAAAAATCGCTAGATGGGTATTGTTAGAACTTGCAAATCGCTTAAGTGTTTATAAAGGCGAAGATACAGACAAAGCATTTCGCATCATGAAGTATGATACTTAAAGCACCTTTATGTGCTTTTTTATTTTTTAAAATATAAATTTACTTATATTGTCTATGCCTTTTACGCATAAACAACTATAAAGATATGCATAAAGGCATAATTCGCCTATAAAATTATGCGTAAAAGCATAAGTTTGGCTATAATTCCGATAGTTTTATAGGTTTTACTATAAGTTTCATTTTTTACTTTTGAATCGAGAATTCGCAGTGAGTAGAGTAGAACAGATTGGTTCTCGTTTGTATGGTTCATCTTGGCAAGCTCAGATTGCCAACGAACTAAAAAATGAAGATGGAGAAGGTATCGCACGCCAAACAGTTCAAAGCTGGCATAAAAGAGATACGCTTCCTCAGTGGGCAATTGACCAATTAATTGAAATTGCAAAGCAACGTGAATCAGAAGTAATGCAAGCAATTAAATTATTAGCGGAAATAAATGAGCAGTAAATCGCTCTATTGATTATGCAGTCATTTGACTGCATAATGTGTTTATAAGGCAGCAAAAAGTTGCAGCCGTTACCTTGAGGTAGATTATGAACACTGTTGCAAACATCAATAATAAACAAATTTCGGTTATTAATTTTAAATCCATACCAGTTGTTACCTCAGCTATGCTTGCTGATTTGTACGGTTCTGATACAGGCAATATCAAACAAAATTATTCTCGAAATAAAGAGCGTTTCATTCAAGACAAACACTTTTTTAAACTCGAAGGCATTGAATTAAGAGCATTTAAAGACTGGGTGACTTTAAGTCACTCAGTTGAAATAAGTAAAAATACCCGAACTTTGATTCTTTGGACAGAACGCGGCGCAGCCCGCCATGCCAAAATGCTCGATACAGATCAAGCATGGGAAGTATTTGAACAACTTGAAGACTGTTATTTCCATCGTCAGGAAATTCTCGCCAAAACACATAAGTCTGAACGCGAGCCATTAACTAATGCAGTAAATATGCTTGTAGCAAAAACCAAGCATCTAAATTTTAGTGATGCCTATAAATTGGTTCACCAAAGATTCAATGTAAAGCATCTTGAAGAAATCCCATACGATACTATTCCTGTAGCTGTGGAATATGTGCATCACCTAATAGCCCTATATAGCAATGCAGATAAGAAACAGCAGTTTGACTCTAAACATATTGATTCATTAGCAAGACATGTACTCTGGCTTAATCATTGGTGGGCAGAGTTTGGAGGTTCAATTAGAAAGCTGAGCCCAGCAATGGGACATGGCATACATGATCATTTTAAATTTGCAGCCGAAGATGCTAAGCAGTTAGTTGGTAAGGACGTTTACATGCCAATCTTTGAACTAGCTCAATGGCACGATTGGCACAAAGGTGGAGTTGGATATAAAACCTTATTGGAATGTAGCTTAATTAAGTCCTGATTTAAAATCTTGACTACTGAACCAGTTTTAGGGTAATTTTTACCACACTGAATAGTTGTGCAAGCATCTAGTATTCATAGAAAAACTGCATACATTGTTTAGAAATATTTACATAAAAGAATATTTATACTCTCAACTCAAATGTGGAATGAAAGCCTTCCCATTGCGAGAAATTTTTTAACCACCTTTAGAGGTGGTTTTTTTATGCCTGAAATTACTCGAAAACAAACTGGTAAATAAATATCAGGATCTTAATCAAAAGGTTCTGAAAAGCAAAAAGCCCATGACGGCAATCATGAGCTTTTTTAAATCTCAACCCACCGACTAAAGTAAGAGGAGATACAACTTATGGCAGATTATATCACAGCAATTACAGGATTGATCAATATGACATCAGGTTTATCAATAGGAATGTTATCGTTTTATTTAGCAGCAGCCGTGCTATGTATTTTGGCTTGGAAGTCACCAGAATTAATTAAAGCGCTTCGAAAAGTAAAAGATGATGACTAAAATTAGTACATCAAATCCCGTACCGCCGAAAGGCGGTTTTTTTATGGAGAAACAACTGTGGTAGGAGATAAACAAACGCAAGACCCGCCAAGCTCAGCATTCCAGTTTAAAACGCAGCCTTTCGATATTGCTAAGCAAGTAGAGGACGGAAAGAAGCGTACCTTTACGGGTGTTGCGTATAGCGGGGAAGCTATACAAGGGCATTACTACTGGGGTGATGTGGTATTTGATCTGGACACTATGCAGATTAAAACGCCTTTAGGTGCTCTGATCGACCATGACACCGGACGGCGTGCGGGTGTTGTAACAAGTTTTACTAAGGATAACCAAGGTGGCTTAAAAGTCGTTGGAGATTTGCTCTCAAACAAGTATGGCCAAGAAGTCGCTCAAGACAGTGATGAGGGTTATCCGTGGCAGATGTCAGTTTATATCGATCCAGGTTCAATTGAAGAAGTTGAGCGCGGTGAAGTTGTTGTTAATGGCAAAACTTTAAAAGCACCTATCACGATTTTTCGCAACGGCGTTATTCGTGAGGTTTCATTTTGTGCACTTGGTGCGGATGAGAACACATCTGCAATAGCAGCAAGTCACACACCTAAACAATTTAACAAGCAAGAGGACACAGACGTGACCGAGTTAGAGAAAGAAAAAGAGGCGCGTATTGCAGCCGAGCAACAACGCGATACAGCTCTAAATGAATTAAAACAATTCAAAGAGCAAAAGCGTAATGACGACATCGCAGCACTTGAAACTGAATTAAAAGTTCAGTTTAGCGCTGAAGATAAAAAGTCTTATACAGAAATGGATGAGTCTGCTTTTACATTTGCAACAAAGCAGCTACGCCAGTTCTCTGCACCTAAAAATGACAAACAGACAAACAACCTCCAACACTTGTTTAAGCATCAAGCACAGGGCGGGAATGGTGATGCGAGCCTGCAACAGGGTTCAGCACTTGATCAAGCATTTCACCAGTTTGCCGCAGCACAAAAATAAGGGAACTCATCATGGGAAGCACAATTACACAAACAATTGAAAGTCGCCAACTTGTTGTTGGTGATGGTGTACGCACCGAAAACGTAAAGCCTACAACAGCAACGGCTTATAAACGTGGGGATCTGATCGCAGTTAGCGCAGCGAATGTTGCTACACATCCTGCGGTAACAAGCGGTGTTGTGGGAGACTGGCATGCCATTGTGGTTGAGGACATGACAGCGGAGCAATCCACTTACCATGCTGCAAATGGTCTTGAAATGCCAATCTATGTGCAGGGAACTTTTGATGTTGCAGTGGTAACAGTTAATGGTACCAAACTTACCACTAACCAAATGGATGCAGTCCGTGCACAGGGACTAAAGAACAAAATCGAATTGCGCAAAGTCATGGGGTAAATCATGAGCACTAGTTTTACATTTCAAAATGCACCAGTTGAGTTATTGGATATTCCTCAGTTGGTATTATTAACAGACACCACGAAAAAGGTGGATACTTGGTTGATGGATCGTTTCTTCCCACAACGTGTTTCTTACTCTAAAAAAGAAGTGCCTGTGGGTGAGTTGAATACAGCCACACCACTTGCGCCGTTTGTAAGCCCTAATGTTGCAGGTCGCCAAATCAATGTTGCTGAATCAGGAAAAGTGGGTTTTGTTAAGCCAGCTTACTTAAAGCCAATGGTGACTATTGTACCAAGTGATGTCCAAGATTCGGCATTAGTTACGCAATTGCGCCGTTATGGGATTGTTGCAACAGGATCAAACCGTTTAAGTGATGCAGAATTATTGCTGATTGATCAGGCACAAAAGGCGATTTATCTACGTCAGTCGATTGAAAATCGAAAACTGCTGATTGCCCGTGATGTGCTGCTTTACGGCAAAACCACATTTGCATCGGCTGATTTCCCTTCATATACCGTTGACTACAACCGTGATGCAGCATGTAACTTTGCTCCGCTAGTGAAGTGGAATCTGGCAAATGCTACACCTGTCCAAGATATGCAAAGCATGATCAATATTTCGGTTGAATATGCTGGAGTTGCGCCTAATCTGGCGTTGACGTCAGCTAAAGTTTTCAACGCCTTAATCCAGAATGATGAGTTTAAAGAAAAATTCATTAAGCCATATGCTTCAATTAGCGTGCCGATTACACCGACATTTGACGATCCATCTAAACCACAGTTCCGTGGTACGGTTGATAACGTACAAATTTGGACTTATGACGGTATCCACAATATGAATGGAACAGTAGAGCGTTTCATTCCTGAAGATTTCTTTGGTATGGTGACAGATGCTAATGGTTGGATTGCACACTGTGCGATTCAAAATATTGAGGCTTTTGGTCAACCTTTGGAATTCTTCTTGAATCAATGGCAGGAAAAGAATCCTTCAAGTATTCAAATGTTGGCTGAATCATCACCACTCGCCGTTCCAAACAATAAGAATGGTCTAGTTGGTGGGCGAGGATTCGTTTAAGGAGAGCTAAATGCCAAAGTACATTGCAAAACAATCCATTGGTCATTTTAGACCAGGTGAAAAAATCGAAGGGCTTGAAGATCAACAACTTCAAGCCCTTTTAGCATCTGGCGCAATTGAAGAATACAAGCCGCCAGAACAAACGCCGTTTGATGATTCAGCGGATGAGTTGGAAAAACTCAAAGGCAAGGTCGAGGATCTCAAGGCATCCAATAAGCAGCTTGAAACTGAAAAGACAACTGCTTTGAATGAGGTCGAGGATCTTAAGGCTAAGGTATCAAAACTCGAAGCTGATTTGGCCACGGCGACCGCAAAGCCTGCTAAGGAAAAACCAACGGCAGATAAGGGTGCACCAGAAACCAAGTAAGGTGATTTATGTACGCGACCAGACAAGACCTTGAGGCAAGATTTGGAGCCGATGAGATAGCTAATCTTGAAGCGATGCAGACAGTTCCAGGAGCGCTTGAGGAAGCGCTTCAGGATGCATCGGAGGAAATAGATAGTTATGTTGCAGTGGCATATGGCTTACCTTTGCCAAGCATTCCAGCAACGTTAAAACGGGTAGCTTGTAACATTGCACGCTACCGCCTTTATTTCCAACGTCCAACTGAAGAAATTGATAAACGCTATGAAGCAGAAGTGAATTTCTTAAAACGAATCGCGGATGGTAAAGCAGTTCTCAATATTCAGAATGAGCAAAATGAACTGATTGAAGAAAAGCCAAAGCGTAACCCTAGATCTATTCCCATAGGTACGAGTTATACAGGTGGTGTTTTTAGTGATGAGCAGTTGAATAAAATGCCAAGCGTGTAGGAGGTTGTATGCCAGTTGCTATATCAGTAACAGCGGATGGCGAATCACCAATCATTGCGTTGTTAGAGCATCTTATAGGCTATGACAAGAAAGCCATGTTTGATGAGATCGGTGCTTATGGTGTTAGCTCTTCAGAACATCGTTTTATCAATCAATCTGATGTTGATGGGAATCCTTGGAAGCAGTCATGGAGAGCAAAGCTACAAGGTGGTGAGACAGGTAGAGATACGGGTCAGCTACTATCAGGACTGCATCATAATGTGTTGGCAAACGGCGTGGAGTGGGGATCGGATAAAGAATATTCGATCCGTTTTCATTTTGGGGCACATATCGTTCCAAAAACGGCGCAGTACCTAGTTTTTAATGTCGGTGGCAACTGGCGTAAGGTCAAAGAAGTCACAAACCCACCACGATCATTCTTAGGCATTAACAAGGAAGATGATGAGTCGATTCTCAACATTATCGGGAGGCACTTAAGTGGCTAGTTTTTTCGCTGTACGTGCTGAAATTGCTGAAAAGCTCAAAGAAATTACTGAGTTTAAGCAGATTTATACACCAATGAACTCTGTCTCTGTGACGGAAATGTCTCAAGTTGTGCCATCTGCACACGTTAATTTTGTACGAGTACGTAAGATTGATGATGCGGGCAAAGGTAAAAGCAATTTACTGGGGCTTCAATGGTCTGTAACCGTGGCTTGTCGCAATGCAAAAGCTCAGTTGAATGACATTACAGCTTTAGCGGATGAGGCAGGTGAGTTGCTCAACAAGGTTATTCAACTGCTTTCAGGGTGGGAACCAGATAACTCAATTGATCCGTTGCAAATCGTTGATGTGAAAGACGGCTATGGACCTGCATTTGTCTATTACACCGTGATATTTGAATCAACCAAAATTATAGGAGCTGCTTAACATGGCAGATAAACAATACAAGGCCCTGCAACCTGTGGGGCGATTCAATAAAGATGACTTTGTTGCAGGTCTCAGTGAGAAACAAATCGCTGATCTACTTGAGGCAAAAGTCATTGTTGAAGTAGCAGAAGAAATACAGGCTGAAACTGAAACGCTGTTAGTTGAAGTGAAAGCACCAGTTAAACAAAAAGAGGTTAAAACTGATGTCAAATAAGTACATTATTTTGCGGGGCAAGTTCTATCTATCAAGAATTGCTAACGGTGTTGCAGGTGCAATGCGTCATATCGGCAACGTTCCAGAATTTGAGATTGCCATCGGTGTAGATGTGATTGAGCACCAAGAAAGTATGACCATTCATAACACAACCGACTTGGTTTTGTATGATGCCGTCAAAGTTACGTTTTCTGGAAAGCTTGAAGATATTAATGCTGAAAATTTAGCTTATATTTTGTCAGCTGATAACCATACGATTACGTCAACTACTCATACTGATCAGAATCTTGGTACTGTGGTTGCAGGGGATGAAATCAAGTTAAATGGTTATAACTTATCTGCGGTTACGGTTAAAGATTCCACGTCTGGTACACCTGTCACCGTTGCTACCGATAAGATTAAGCTTGATGCGAAATTCGGAACTATCACTATTACTGATGTAACGGGCTTAACTATGCCATTAAAGATTACATACACAACAGGTGAAGTGACAAATACAACCCTTGCATCTGATTTGGGTGCTGAATACGCCTTGTTCTTTAAAGGAACGAATAAAGCAACTGGTGAACACATGGCATTAAATTTATGGCGTACAACAAAGTCACCTGAAGCAACGTTCCCACTAATTCATGGTAATGAATTTGGTCAATATGACATTCAAGGCACGGCGTTATCTGTGATTGAAAATGAAGCAGATCCAACGTTAGGTTACTTTGGTCATCTCGTTACGATTCCGACAGCAGCTTAGACAACACATGCAGGCACAGGGGCGCATTAGCGTCTTTTTTCGTGCCTGTATTTTAGGATTTTTTCTATGAATGACTTTTTTCTTTTAAACAATGAATCATTGCCCTATGTATTCATTGATCAGAATATTGAGATTAAGCAGATCCAAGTTAAGAACTTAAATCGTTTTGCTCAATTTGCAGATCCGATTAAAAAGCTAGAAAGTTATTCAATAGAAACGATCACGCCGTTAATTGATTTGGATATTATTCAAATTATGGGTGTGTTTTCGTTAGCAACCACACTGGATGCTAATTATTTTACAGACCGTTTAGAAAACACAGAAGCTATTGCAGATTTGATTTTAAAAATCATTCAAGTGAATGAGTATTTCTTTAAGAAAGAACCTAAGGGCGAAAACAGCAAAGATTCCAGTTGGTTTAATGCGATTTCTTATCTTATTAAGCATGGCCATAGTGAGTCTGAAGTATTAAATATGTCATATGGTGCATTTCTAAAATATATAAAAGAAGCACAAGCCATAGAAAGACAGCAAATCAAATCCTATGTAATTGCAACCAGAGTGGCCAATCATGCGAAGAACCAAGCTTGGGAAAAATATTTGAAGCAGTTAGCTTAAAATCGAAAACATCCAATAGTAGGTTTTTTATTGTCACAGTTTCTACTGTTTGTTAAATTGTGTGGGATTAATAACAATTGGTTTACATAATGAAGAAGTTTTTATTTTTAGGGGTTGTTTCCTTTTTATTATCTACAAGTGTATTTGCACGTGAAACTAATTCAATGCGTTCGTCATATGAGCTCGTAACTGTAGGGGATAGTGAAGAAAGCCTGCTCCAAAAGATGGGTAAACCTAGACCGAGATTTTTTGTTTATGGAGAAGGAAGATTTTCATGTGCTGCGACTGAATATAAATATGATATTGATATGCAGGAGTATACAGTTTGGGTTTGTAAAGGTCAGATATTTAAAATTGATGTGAAAAATAAGTGAGAATAAAGAATAAGCGAGAGTAAAGAATGGAATTTACCAAGCAGCAATTAATTGGTTTCTTTGGAGTTTTATTATTATTTATTGGAGTATTTTTGCCTATTCTAAGTGTACCTATTATGGGGGCAATTTCATTATTTAATAATGGTAAAAGTGATGGAATGATTATTTTGGGACTTTCTGTTGTATCCACAGCTTTAATTTTTATGGATAAAATAAAATTATTGTGGGTAACTAGTGGTATTTCTACTGCTTTATTGACCTATGATTTTTATATGTTATCGAGCAAAATCAGCCAAACAAAAGCAGAATTAAGTGAAAAGATGCAAGGCAATCCTTTTGGTGGGTTTGCTGATGCAATGATGAGTTCCGTGCAATTGCAATTTGGTTGGGCTGTATTGTTTCTTGGGTGCATTATTTTACTGGCAACTCCAATTCTTGCAAATGGTGTTTTTAACTTCAAAATTAGCATTAAAAAAGAAGATTCATTCTCAGAAATTAATGATACTGAATCACCAATTGACGGCAAGCAACCCGAGCCATTTATAAAAAAAACAAATATTAAAGTTGTTAGTGACTCTTTTTATCACAACAATGAAGTTCAAGATGATGTTGCAATGAAATCATGTCCATTTTGTGCTGAATCTATCAGAATGACAGCTATTAAATGTAAGCATTGTGGAAGTATGCTTGATGAATAGAATTTATATTATTTTGGGTGTTGTTGTACTGGTAATGATTGGTGTAGTTTGGAAATCCAATAGTGATCGAAAAGCTAGAGAAGAAGCTTTAGCTCAACAAACACAACAATATAACCAAAAAATGTCACAGCTTGAAGCTGAAAATCAAGCAAGATTGGCGCAGGAAGTTCAAAGAAAGGCTCAACAGGAACAAGCTCGGATTGAGTATAATAACAGGGCTAAAAGTGAACAAACTAATTTTGAGAAAAATCATCAAACTATAAGTAATCAAGCTACTGTGGTGAATAAAGCTGAGGATGTCACACCCAAGCATAAATACTCAGATGAGGAGTGGATGAGTATTTGCAAGTCTACATCTAAGACGGCAAGAGTTATTATGAATAGCAGGCAAAAAGGTGCATCCATGTCAGATATGATGGATAGAATTATGGCTGTGGATACAGCAGTAGAAATAAAGAATATTATAAAACCTTTTATTTTAATGGCTTATAATAAACCTAGATTTAGTACTCCTGAATATATGCTAAAAGCAGAGGTTGATTTTGAGAATGAAGCTTATTTAACTTGTATGAGTGCTAGAAGTTGATTTATCTTGAAATGTAAACCCGCCAAGTGCGGGTTTTTTATTGTCAAAAAATTAGTAATCCTAATATCTAAAATTTGTCAAAACTTACAGGGGTGACATGAAGCAAGTACCTGCAAATTAGCATACCCCCTGTAGGGCATGACTAACCTATTAAACAATTTTTATCATGGAGTCGGTTCTAGCAAGTCGGCTTTTTTTATACCCAAAGAAAAACCCCGATGCGGCAAACATCAGGGCTTTAGGTTTCCACTTAACCGAGAAGTAAAGAGGAAAATAATTTCATATGGAACATATTAAACCATTATGGGAGTTAATTAAAGTGTCTATAGATAAGTATGGTTTATGGCAAACTATTTTGGCATTTATCTTATTGTTCTCAATACCAATATTGATATGGAAGCTTGATGTAATCATTGCAGCAATTAAAGCTTAATTCCATGTATTAATCATTAAATTTTTCAGTTTAGCCCTGTAATTATGTTCATTACCGCATAGTTACACGGCTTTTTTTTGCGGTAATTGGGTGAAAGCATGTCCAAGGAATTAGTATTTAAAGTTGTTCTTGAAGGTGATACAAAAGATTATGTATCAAATATTCAACAGTCAGAAGATACAACAAAAGCAATATTTGAAGCGATCAAGCAAGAAGCTGAAAAGCTACGCCAAGTATCAGCAGAAACCGCTAAGCAAATCGGTGAAATTGTGCCTGAAAGCACAACTAAAATGGCGAGTGCACTGACTCACAATTTAAACAATGCTACAACCGCAATTCAAAATGCAGGTATAAATGCAGGTGCAACAGCTAAGAATTTTGCAGAGTTTGGTCATGTTTCTGAACAGGCGCTTGGGGTACTCAAGTCTGATTTAGATCAAGCAAAACAGAAACTACATGATTTATCTACAACGAACGCTACACCACAAGATATTGAAGCAGCTCAACACGCCGTAAATGAATTAGAAAGGCAAGTTGAACAAGCTGATGAAGCTTTTAATAATTTTACTCAAGCGTCAAATCATGCAAATCAAGAACTGGTTGAAACAGAGGCAGCAGCAGGAAAAGCAGAAGCTGGGTTTACATTTTTAAAAACAACCATCGGTACACTTGCTGCTGGCCTTGCTGCACTTGGTTTAGGCTTAACCATTAATGAGCTAATTGCTACATCTGACGCAACACAACAAATGGCATCACGCTTAAGAAATGCCACGGATAGTGTTGAAGAATATAATTTAGTTCAAGAAAGACTTTTAGAGCTTGCTAATACAACGGCACGCCCTCTGATGGAAGCGCAAGAAGTATATCTTGCGACCGCAGGGACATTGAAATCATTGGGCTATAGTACCAATGAAATACTCACATTGACGGATAGTCTGTCATTGTCATTCACTCACAATGCAACACGTGCAGACCAAGCACAATCGGCGCAAGATGCACTAGCTCAATCTTTAGCAAAAGGTTCTGTTGATGCTGATGCATGGATGAGTATTATCACAGGTGCGGATAATGTTGTCAGTGACATGGCCAAAAGCACAGGTCGTGCAGAGTCAGAGATTCGTAAATTAGGTGCGGAAGGAAAGATCTCTGTAAATGAATTAACCAAAGCTTTGATTGATTCCAGAGATCGAAACTTTGAGCTTGCAAATGGGATGGAAAATTCCACTGCCGATGCAATGCAGAAAGTCAGAAATAATATTACTGCGCTCATTGGACAAATGAATGAGCAATACAATATTTCGAGTCGACTCGCTGGCATTATTGAGTTGTTAGGTGGAGATCTGGATTGGATCGCCGTATTATTTGATGACGTGATGTCAGCTGTTGATGCGGTATCGGAGAAGTTTGATGGTATTGATCCAAGTGTCTTTAATGCGTTACGACAAGCTGTCTCATCTGCTTATGATGCAGTTAAAGAATTGGTTAAAGTTGGGTATGAGCTTGGGGATGATGTTCTAACAGCTATTTATGACAGCATCAATAATATTGTTGCAGTGCTTGGATCATTTACAAGTGAATCAACAAAAGCAAGTGAGCAGGTTAGCTTTCTTACACGTGTTGGTCAGGGGCTAAGCATTACTTTTGGTGCTATTTCAGATGTTATTTTTGCTTTACGTCTTGTTGTAATGACTCTATCAGGCGTCTTTTACGATTTAGCTGCTGCAGTAAATATTGCGATCATGACCTTTACACTGGGTGATGTAAGAGAGCAGTTTGCTAAAAATGCAAATGACATGCGACTCAAGGCAAAAGGCTTTTATGATGAGGTTGACCAACTTGCTTTGTCTCATCAGTCACAGGTAAAAATGAGACTGGATCAGGCGGTTGAAAGTGAAGCGCAAAAAAATGCCAGAATCTTAGAAGAAAATAAAAAAGCCCTTGATGGGCTTTTATTAATTCAGGAGCAAGAAGGTCAGAATAATGAAAAACTTCAATCACGAAAATTAAAGGCTGTAAGTGATTATGTAACGCAGGCCGTACAAGCAAATGACGGCATTATTAACTCAACACTTCAACTAGAACTCGCTCAAAAAGGCTATTTTGCGACAGTAGATGAGGGTGGGAAAGTCGTCGTTACGCGTTTAACTGAAGCTCAACAGGCAACGGCAGCCGCAACACTTGAAACCAAAAAGCAAGAACAGTCTTTTAAGAACGCAATCGAAACAGGTCAAGCGTTAGGTGTTGATGTTGAGCAGGCCACCAACAAAATATCTGCTGGCTTTAATGATAGCTCTGGCAAATTAACTGCTTTTGCAGGTCAGTTGAAAGATGCAGGTATCACTGGTACTCAGGCCTCTGACATGATTTATCAAGCATGGCAAAAGTGGCTAAGTCAGGCTAAAAATACCGCCGAAATTGATGAGGCTAAGAAAAAACTCATGGAGATGGGTGTTGCTGGCCAAATTACAGGGCAACAACTGACTGAGGGTTTTAAACTGGCAAGTGCGGCAGCAAGAGACCTAAACCCCGCACTGAATGATGCAAGAGAGGCGGGAAAAGCTTTAGGTATTGATATTGATAAAACCGCAAATATCATGTCACAGGGGTTTGGTCAGGGAAGTGTAAATCTTGATGCTTTAAAGCAAAAACTGGAAGAGGCAGGCATAGTTGGTGTAGATGCTTCGCGCACGCTTTATGAAGGCTGGAAAGCTTGGCTTGATAAGGCTGATAGTCAGGTAGAGATTGATGCGGCTAAAGCCAAACTGATTGAATTTGGAAAGCAAGGTGTATTATCCGCTAAACAAGTAGAAATGGGTATGCGTTACCTTGATGAAGTGAATGGTAAGTTGCCTGCTAATATTTCTGAGGTTGAAAAAGCGTACAAATCCCTTGGTATTACATCAAGAGAAGAAGCTAATAAAATGGCAGATTCTCAATTGAAAGCATTTAATGTGATGATGAATAGTGGGACAGCATCAGCAGAAAACATCAAACAAGCATTAATCAATATGGCTGATAAAATCTATGCATCTGGTGATGCCGCAAAAATTGCATGGTATGAAGCTCAACTTTCAGCAAATGGACTTCAATCATCCGTTGATAGTTTGGGCAAAGCATCTGTTAAAACAATGGATGACTTATCTGACTCAGTTGATCGCGTAGGTCGAACAGCAAGGGGACCTGCAGCTGATGGATTCCGTGAACTGGGCCGTGTTGCAAGAGAAGAAGCAAAAACCAGTCTGCAAGAGTGGGAAGATGCAATGGCGAAGATTAGTGCAGAGCGGAAGGCTAAAGATGCTTCAAATAACCGTGGCTTATCAGATATGCAAGGCGGCATCGATCAAATGGCTGAAGATTATTACAACCGACTTGTTGCAGCGGGTATGAATGCAAGCCAAGCGAGAGACAAAGCCGATAAAGCGAAATATAGCTTAGCAGTCGAAACGACTAATTCGCTGAAAGGTGGAACCACTACTGGCTTAAATACAACTAAACAAGAAATGGAGAAAACACTCGCATACTGGGAAAGTAAAAATTCGAGTAATGCTGGTGGTGGATCTATTTCCACAGGTGGTAATAGCAAAGCGCCTGTCATCTCTGCACCCAATATTCAAGCGCCGTCAATCCCTCAGATCCAAGTTCCTAATATTGATGTTAGCCCGACCGATACGGTGAACTACAGTTTTAACTTTAATGGAAAAACTGCAAATTTCACTGGTGATTCATCTCAGAAAGATCTGTTAAACGATTTCTTTAATGAGTTAGAGCAAGCTAAAAAGGCGATGTAATGAGATTACAACGAAATGCAACAAATGAAACCGTTCCTCTTGAGAACGGTTTTTTATTTTCTGATGAGTTCGATTGGAAGCCAATTGAACAAAGCCAAGAACGTGCAATTGATGGGACTTTGATTGTTCAAGAGGGTAAGAAGAAATCAGGTCGACCTATCACCTTACTTTCAAAGACTGACAAACAAGGTTGGATCAAACGCGCTTTGCTCTCAAAAATCAAGGATTGGTCAGCAATACAGGGTGAGCACTTTACCCTCATTTTTGAATATCCACACGATACGCGCCAATTCAATGTGATTTTCAATCATGCTGAGGGAGCGGTTGAAGCAAGTCCTGTCCGTGGTGTCCCAACTGTTTCAGACAATGATTATTACCGAGCTACATTAAGATTTATTGAGGTGCCAGATGCCAATTGAGACCAATAACCTAGTTTTATATAAGTCTGAGCGTTTGACAGATACTTCAGACGGTGGCGGTAAGTATTCTGGCCAGATCGTAGTAGATGGTGAGAGTAACAATCTTTTTCCTGATGTATCGGAACTAGATCGAACTATGGGGCGTGTATCACTTCGTAAAATATTTCCAGCCATCAATAACAACGACACTGAAAGCCTAATGGGCTCAACCGTATTCATTTCAAAGAATCCTGATGATCCGAATGTATCAGCATTACTGTTCAGTACAGAAAGTCATATAGATGTGCGCTCAGGTGCAGCCAATCGGGTTGAAAACTATTTGGCCAAAGGCGGGCAGATTGCAGGGACACCATTGGATACACTTTGGCAAGGTATGAAAGTCATACAAGTAGCCATGTTTAAAACGGATACTGAAAGCGGTGTCGGTGATACGATCGTTCTTGTTTCAAATGAGGGTTTATCAACTGAATTTGAGCAGTATGTACGACTTACAAAAGTTGAAACACGTCTTGCAACGATGATGGTGGATGGCAATCAGGTTGAATATAAGTTGGGAACATATTCGATTAATGATCCGCTTGAACGTGATTTTGTTGGGCTTTCAGCATCACAGTGGTACAAAGGCTCTAAGTCGCCAACGATCATTCGAGATACGATTGTGGCTGATACAGGTAAATACTATGCAAGTGTAGAGCTTGCCGATGATGTCGCCGTGAATAGCTTTACCATCCAAGCGGCTTCGATCTTTTCTCAGTTGATTCCATCTTCACAGACAGAAACGCCTTTAATTGATTTAAATGCATTGAGTGAAAATGTGGCATTGGTTGCGGGTAATAGCGGAACCATTACAGCGCCGTTTACGACTAATGTGAACACGAATCAGAGTTTATACATTGGTTCGAGTGTTTTACCCGGTTCAATTGCATTCACCTTATTTGGCCAAGCCATTTCGGATAATGGCGGCACATTGCGTACATTGTCTGGTACTCAAATAGGTACGATCGACTATCAAACGGGCCATATCGTTTGGACCAATGCAATTGGTACGGGAACAGTATCAATCAACATCACATTTAAGCCCGCAGCGATGCCAACTCAGCCTTTTGAGTCTTACGCTTTACCTGTGACGGCCAATAATCAAGGTACAAATTGGACAGGGGGGTTGTTACCCATTCCCGCACCAGGTGCACTTAGCATTTCGTTCATGGCTCAAGGTAAGTTTTACACTTTAAAAGACAATGGTACTGGTCGCTTAGTCGCGGCAAATGATTCGATCGGCACGGGTAGCATCAACTATCAAACGGGTTCGTGGCTTTTAACCACAGGTGCTTTGCCTGATGTGGGAACACCCATTCTTTTACTTTGGGGCACACCGATTGCAACCTTTGCCCGTGCAAATTTACCTGTTTTGCCTGCAGCGATTGAGTTTGATTTAGGACAAGTTGCAATTGTGGCGAGTTCTGTTTCGGTTACATGGACCTTAGACGGTGTTTCTAAAACAGCTTCTAGTAACCCGAATCCTGTTTAAGC